GAACAGCTTGGCGTAGGTGGTTCGCGAAATGGCGGCACCGTTGCACTTCAACCATCCAGGCGGCGCGCTGGTCATATCGAACGCGGCAACCATCCCGGTCATCGAGTCTCCGACCTGTTGCTGCAGCTTGTTAAGCGCGGCGGTCGAAGCAATGATCTGGCTGCTGTTGGTGCCCGGATCGTCGCTGATTGCGTTGGGGACATTGCTCAGCCCGACGTCTTCTTTCTTGGTGCCTCGAGCACGCAAGCGCGGGTAGTCCCCGCTCCTGGCTGCAAGGTAGGTAATCAGCGAAGCGTCGATTGGCTCGACCACTCGCATATCCAGCGCAATGGAAGCATTGGGAATCTCGGCGAGGGGAACGCAGTAGTGGCCAACGCCGGCGCTGTCGGTGTAATCGGTGCGATCGGCTCCGAACACGATGGTGTAGCTGGCCACAACGTCGTTGAGTTCACGTTTTAGGGCGACATCAAGCCAGGCCACTGTAGGGTAGCTCGGCGGCTCGATCTTCAACGGGGTCGACCGTACAACGCGAATCCCTGCGATGTAGGCGCCGCCTGGGTTCATCTGGAACGAATCGTTAACCCAATCAATTTTGAAGCCGGCGCCAAAGAAGCACGCTCGGCCATAGACATCACCATTGATCTGCCGCTGACGTTCATCAATGCCCGCCAGGCGCACAGTGAAGTCATGCTGCCAGGTGCTGGCATCGATCTTTACGCCGGTCAGCGCCTGGGCACCGTCGAACGCCACCAGAAAGTTACGGGTGACGTTGTTGCCGATCTGCAGTGGCGGGATGTTCCTGCGCTTCTGCTGCAGCGGCACGTAGGACACGGCGAACAGCAAACCGTCCGCGTCCTCGAGGCCGACCCAGTTGAAGTCCCAATCGCCGATGTCCGACCCCAGCTGCGCGCTGTAGACGATCTGGTTGGGGTTCACAAAACCGCTGTTTCCCTCGGGAATCTCGTAGGTGTGCACGATCTGGCCCGCCGGCGGCTTGCCGGCAGCACGATCCACCGGCGCTTCGGTAGCCAGCCCGGGCACGTTGGCGAAAATGAATTTCGTGATAATCAGGGACTTTTTCTGGCTTTGTTTCAGGGCGATTTGGCCTTCGCCGGCCAACGTAATACTGGCGCTCACTTTGCGCTCCTACAGGCTGGCGACCAGCGTCTGCTGGTCGTCGTTGAAGTCGATCAGGCCCACTTGCAGGCCCACGGGGGTGATGGTCACGAAGTCATAGCGCCGGCATGTCCGACCGTATTGCTGGATCAGCACGCGCAGCAGCTCCGGGTTCAGCGACAGTTGCGCGTTGCTGAACTTCAACAGCACGACGTCCCAATCCCGGTCGGGCTGACGCTCCTCGATCTCCACGTAGCCGACGCCCAGGCGCTCAAAAATGCGTTTCATGCCGGCGGTGCTGCCGGCATCAACCGAGTTGACGAAGGCGTATTTCACGCGCAACCGGAACAGACTTTCCGGCTCCCCGGCGAAGCGTGTTACGTCACGCTGCCAGGCCCACAACTCAAGGATGCTCAGGTGGCAGGTGTCGGGATCGATCTGCGAATAGGGCCAGCGCAGCCACCCGGAGACGGTTTCCCACCAGGACTGTGCAGCGGCCAACAACTTCGCCAGCTCGGTGCCGCCCAGCCAGAAAGGCAATTTCAACTTGATCATTGCGCCGTCACCTTCAACTGGCCCAGGCGCGGAATGTTCAGCCCGCTGATGATGTCCTGACCCGGTAGAAAGCGCAGGGAAGCGATTTCGGCGAACTGCTGGTGGAGTTCTTCACTCAGGCGGCTATAGCTGAATCGCGACTGTGGATAAGTCAGCGTCGGCTGGTAGTCGGTGGCCGTGCTTTCGCGAAACGCCGCCCGCACGAACAGCTCGACCTCTTTCACCAGGGCGTTGATTCGCTCGGCGCTCAAGTTGGGCTTGGGCCACAGCCACAGCGTCACGGTCGCCGGGACTTCGGGCATGACCATGGCCAGCAGATCGTCGCCATGGCCGTGGTTGCCCTGGTCGCGGATATGCGCGTTGATTTGCTGCAGGTAGGTGTCCGCCGGCACGCCGGCATCAAACAGAATGTAGGCATTTGCGCTGCCCGGCCCACGGGGTGCGCCATGTTCGAAGTACACGCCATCCGGACGCACGCCCGGGAAGGCGGAAATCATGGCGCGATACACCGCGTCGGTGTGCCACTGGTTGACCGCCGAGAACTGGTTACGCACGCGCAGACGCAACTGGTCGTTGGGTTCCGGATCTGCACCTGGCGAAGCCAGCCAACCGTCTTTGTTCACCACCTGGACAATGCCGGGGATCGGCACCGGCAGGATCGCGTAGTAACCCGGGGCCAGATTAAAACCGCTACCCGCCTCGATCGCTTCGACCGGGACGTCCAGCTGGAGCTGGCCCTGCTGGAACGTCGCCGGCGCCGTGGTCACCAATTGATAGACGTTGCCGTTGATCGCGGCGGACTGCACCACAATGCCCTTTTCCAGCTGCAGCACGCCGTCCGGAACGGCGCGGGTAAACAGCAGTTTCCCCTGGGCCTTGGTCGCACCTTTACGCTCGACGTTGACCGCCCATGCCAGCGTGTCCAGCCAGGCGTCGACCGCTGTTTTCACAAAAAAATTGGGCAGAACGGTCAGGCACAGAAAATCCAGCAGCCACAGCACCGGCTTGGTCACCAGCGCGGTCATCACCCGCCAGAACGGCGAATAGCTGCTGGTGTTGGCCACTTTCGCGCCTTGGGCTTCAACTTCCTTTTCCCACTCGGCCTTCAATGCTGCCTCAGTGGTCGGGATGCCAGCATCGGCGATCACCTTTTTAAAATCGATGCTCACAGGCTGACCTCAATCGATCCGAATTTGATGGTTTTGGCGGTGACCAGGTACACGCCAGGCGCCTGCTCGGTGATGCGTGCCGTCCCGGGCACCAGGCGCACGTCGTCCTCCACCAGCAGTTCCATCTGCTGGACGCAATCGCGTTGACGCAGGCGGTCGCGCTCAGCCACCAGCGTCACCAGCAGCCCGCTGTCGCGGATCATGTGGGCGATGTCCTGGGCGATGCAGGCGCGGTCGTCGACCAGCAGCGGCTGGTGCGACGGATCAAGTGCCAGGTCGTTGCCGACGATCAGCAGATCCACGTACTCACTCATCCACCCACCGCCATCGCGACCATGTTTTCCATTTCCAGCGGCGTCATCTGCTTGCCGGTGTGAATGTTCACGTTCTCCACATGCGTGCCCTTGTTCTGGCTGCTGTTGTTGTTCTGAATGCTGGTGAGCAGGCCACCCGGCGGTACTGCAGACGGACGTGCCGGCGACAGGCTTGGAATGGCCGCATTGATGGTCTGTTAGGCTTTCTGCGCGGCGTTGGCGGTGTCGGAAGCGCTGGCAGCGGCGTCGACGCCGGGCACCTCGGGCATACCGCCGAAGCGCGCTTCGATGTTCACGCCGGGGATGCTGTTCAGCAGCTCGACCACACCGTTAACGGCCTTGGTGAAAATGCCGACGATGCTGTCCCATGCGGCCTTGGCCATACCTGACCAGCCGCCCATGGAATTGAACCAGTCGGACAGTTTCTGGAACGTCTCGGCCACCGCCTGGAACGCGGCGGTATTCATCAGGGCCGTCGTCCATTCATCCCAGTAGTAGACGGCTGCAGCGATCGCGGCGACCAGGGCAACGATCCCGACCACGATCCACACCACCGGGTTGGCCAACAGCGCCGCGTTGACCAGCCAGATCGCGCCTTGCCACAACATCATGGCGCCGCGAATGACGGCCAGGCCGGCGCTCAGCGTGTAGATCACGGCCACGTAAGCCAGCATTACAACCTTCTGCAGAATGAACACTGCGACGGTGCGCAGCCCCATCAGTTGGAAGACTTTCCACACGGTCAGCATGCCCAGCCAGGTCATGCGCATGATGCCCACCGCCATGGTCAGCGCTGACATGGCCGCAACAATGCCCATGATCGACAACGCGGTGATGCCGATAACCCGGGTGATGTTCGGGAACAGCTGCGACCAGCGCACCAGGGTTTTGCCGATGTCGACCATCTTGGTCATGAACGGCGACAGCACCGGGATCAGCACCTGGCCAAACACGGTTCGCATGACCTCGACCAGGGATGCCCATTGCTGCCAGGGATCGACCATCGCCCGCGCCATCTGCTCGGCGTTCTCCAACCCGCGCACTTTGCCCAGTTGCTCGATGCCGTTGCGCAGCCGATCGGTGTCCTTGGCCAGCGCGCCAATCACCTGGGCACCTTCGCCACCAAAAGCCTCCAGCAGCTTGGCACCGGCGGACGCGCTGGTCAGGTCGCCGAACTTGCCCTGGAGCTTGTCCAGGATGGTCATCATCGGCAGCATCTTTCCCTGCTGGTCGGTGAACTTCATCCCCAGCTTTTCCGAGGCGGCGCCGATGTTTTCGAAAAACGCCTTGTAGCGTCCGCCGGCGTCGCCGCCTTCCATGGTGCTGCTCAGTGTGCCGATCACCGCCATCTGTTCAGCCAGGTCGACGCCGGACGTCGTGGCGATCGCTCCGGCTTCCTTGAAGGCGTCTTTCATGGCCGCGCCGCTGGTGCGGAACAGCTGCACCGCCAGCGCCGTTTGACCGCCGAGTTTTTCCACCCACGCGCCCTTCCCCATCGCATCGGCTTGGGACTTCTGCAGGTTGTAGAGCGTGCCGACGTATTCGCCCATGGTTTCGGCGTCGGTTTTGGTGGCCTTGGCCAGCAGGTTGCTGGTGTTGGTGAAGGTGGCCAACTGGTTGCCGGCCAAGCCTTTGATGGCGCCCTCAATAAGGTACGCGGACGCTACAAAGTCCTTGGCGTTCTCGCCGTAATTCACCGCGAACTCCAGCGACTTGCTGTTCAGCGCGGACAGAGCATCCTCAGCCACGCCGAGCGATCGCACGTCGCCAAGGGCGCGGTTGACCTCCAGCGCCGGTTCCATGGATTCGCGGATGGCGACCACGCCCGCCGTCAGCCCGCCCAAGCCCAGGCCGATCGTCTTGATGTGCTTTTCGCTTTGATCGGAAAGCTCGGCAAAACCCATTTTCACCTTGCCCAGGGGCGCAGTGACCTTGTCCTGCAAGCTGAGAATGAAAGCCAGGCTGGCGCTACGGTCTGCCAATGTCGTTACCCGTTCAGCGCAATGGCAATGCCGTTAGCTACGGCAAATTCCATGCGTCTCCAGTGTTCGTCCTCCAGCCACTTGGCCATCCCCATCGCCTCGGGCGTGGGTTCGGCACCAGGTAGCCAGCGGTGCGTCAGGGCCATCAGCTGGCCCAGGCCGTTTTCGCTCAGGCGCTCAGCGTGCTCGAGCGCTTTTTTACGATCACCTCAACATTGGGTGCGTATTCCTCCAGCAGCGCGCCGGCGATTTGCATCACCATCACCGGGTTGGCCAGGATCGATTTCAGCGTGGCTTTTTCTTCCTGCTTGACGGTGTTCATCAACAGGTTGTTGCCCGGGGCGACCTTGTTGGTTTGGGTCAGAGCGTTGAAATACTTGGTCACGTCCGCCGGCGTCAGATTGAAGGTAAATTCGTTTTCGCCGACTTCCAGGGTGATTTCTTTGTTCTGTTCGTTCATTGGATGACTCACTTGTTGAGGTTGGGTAAAGGGTTGGTCGAGAGCGCCGGCGATCGCCGGCAAACGTCCAGGGCGTACTGCTGCAGTCCGACGATCATTTGCCGGCTTAGGGCGAGTTGATCTCGGAGGGTGAAATAATCCTGTCGAGCGTCTGCTGCGAGTTCGGCGCGTCCTGCATCAGCCACGCGGGGGGTGCCGGCGGTGGCGGACACAGATCCGGAAGCGGGACAGGTAGCGCTGACGTACAGCCGGCCAGTGCCATCGCCAACAGCGCGGCGCAGGCGTTCGTTTTCAGTGCGTGCATCGGTCAATTCCTTGGTGTTTCGTTGGTCGATCGCATCCCGCTCGGCGAGCATTTCACCGCTGATGCGTACCGCTTGGCGCAGGCCGACCACCTCAGTGTTCAGGCCTCGCAGGTCTTCCAGCGCGTCGTCGCGTTGATCCACCAGCCGGATAAACCAATACAAGGGCACCAGGGCGGCAATGAGCATCCCGAACAGTGCGGCCTTGAAAGTTGAAATGGTCATTTCAGGCAGACTCCCACCTCGGCCAGCCGCCGGTTGTGCAGCCCTGGTACAAAGCGTTTCTGGCCGTTGGCGTCAGTCACAAAGGCCCACACCGGCGTCTTGCCGTCCGGCGCCCAAGCCAGGGCTTTGCAGCCTTCGGCGATGCGACCGGCGTTAATCAGCGCGACCGCTCTACTGGCGCAGGTGCTGGCCGCACCAAAGTTGTGGCCGTGACTGGTCAGGGCGTCGAACGTGTTCTGGCCCACGTTCGGGTTGGTGATGCACTCGGCCAGCTGCAGCTGCGTTTTGCGGATCACCAGTTGCTCCACCTCGGCGCACTTGGCAGGCGACCAGTAGTCGCCGACCACGACTGGGTACGGGCTGGTGAACCGGGTGATGCCTTTGCACACCGTAGGCAGCCCGCCGGCCAGTTTGTCCGCGTAAACGGTGTTCTGGCCGTTGCCTTCCCAGGTGCCCAAGAAGATCACCAGCGGCGTGCTGGCCAGCGCGATCAAACCGGCGGCTATCCGCCCGCGCAGGCTCATGGGAACCACACACGCAACAGCGCCGGCACGACCATCTGCAGCACAGCGCCAACCAGCGTCAGGATGGTCAGCAAACGCCCGACTTTGGAGCCGATCACGTTTACCGCAAGGGTCAACGCCTGCTGTCCTTTGTTCAGTTCCTTGAGCTGGCCAGTCATGTTTTCGAATTGCTGCTCAAGCTTGGTCACACGAGTCGGCACGGTTTCGTGACGGCCTTCAAACTCGTTCATGCGGTGCTCGATCACGGCAAGTTGCCGCTCCAGCGTTCCCAGACGCGAAGTTTCAGTAGTCATCGGCGTTTACTCTTCTCAACGTCCGTCTGGCACGGAACGCACCGCGTCATACCGCCCAGCGCCTGGCGTGCCGGCGGGATCTCTTTGTCACAGTCCTGACAATGGGTCAGGCTTGGCCCGACCGGCATAGGCGTCTGCAGCTGCGCCTTGATCGCCTGGTCACGTTGGCGTTGCTCCAGCTCCTGGGCACGGTCGAACCAGTCCACCATTAGCGCAGCCCCTCGGTTTCAGCAGCGGCCAGGTAGGGAACGCCATTGATGCGGATGAAGTCCGGGCTGGTGACATCAAACGGCACCTTGTATTTGCTCTTTTCGCCGCCCTTCGGGTCGATCGACAGCAGGCTGGACACCTTCAACCGGCAACCAAATGCCTCCACACGCATTTCCTCGTCCTCGCCGGCCTTCGCGAAGAACACCGAGTCAAAGGGTTTCAGCTCGCGAAAACTGCCTGCCGAGCGGGCGGCGTCCACCAGCAGGTTGAAATTGGTGCTGTCCAGTTCCAGTTCGCCGGCGGCGGCAACATCGCCGTCCACGTAGCCGTCCGGAACGCCACGGGTTTGGGCCACCGCCGAGTTGTCGGTAATGTCCAGGGTGCAGCTCTCGACGTGCAGCGCGATGTCGCCCAGGTTCACGTCAAAGTTCTTGCCGCCAATCTTCGCCATGGCGCGTTACTCCGTTTTATCGGTGGAAAGATCCAAGGCGATGTTCGCCGCCAGGTCTTTCGGGCAGTTGAGGGGTTTGAGCTTGAAGTAGGCGACCACCTTGGTTTTGCTCAACCAGGTCAACACCAGGTCGCCGTCCTTCGGCGGCTCGATGTCGCCGGGAAAGACTTGGCCCGCGAACGTGACGGACTTGGCCATGGCTCGCAGTGGAGCCATCAACTGGTTGGTGTTGACGGCCATGCTGTTTGGGGTGTTGTTCAAGCGGCGATCGGCCACGCGACGGATCAGCAGCGCCCGAATCAGGCGAGCGGCTTTGTCGGTGATGCGCAGGTATTCGACGACCTGGAAGTCGCTGCCCGGGGTGTCCAGCATGTTGCCGTCCCCCCAATACACGCCCGGATAGTCCGGATAGGTTTGCGACACCGAGTACCGCGCCCGATCCAGTTCAGAGCGCACAGCCGAGGGCAAGGAGATTTTTTCGCCATCAATCGGCACCGGGCCAAGACCCAGCACCGCACCAGTGGCCACACGCATCGGGCTGTCGGCGATGCTCACGGAAGCGTTGGCCAAGCGGCCAGCCAACACGCCCAGATCATTGCCGTGCAGCTGCGGGACCACCAGTACACGCGGCGCGGCGAGATTGGCCAGCATCGTTTTTCGCTCGCCCACGTACTTCGCCCAGGTCTGGTCGGCGGTGATGCCGGCAGTGCACGCCATCACGAAGATTCGACGCCCATAGGTATTGCTCAGCGAGATAGCCGCGTCATTCATGGCCGAAAGTTCTGCCGGTGCAGTCACCGGTTTGGTGATGACCACCGCCTCGACGGAGTAGCCCAGTTGCTGGGATTGCTCCAACGCATCAGTCCAATTGCCCTCGGCGCCGATCGGAGCGGCCACGCATGCCCAGCGCTGACCACCGTTGAGACGGGCAGCGGTGATTTGGGTTTTCAGATCGCTGGCCGCAACGCCCAGGGCGGCGTCCAGATCGCTGTCGGTATTCAGGGGCAGGAACTGCCCGACGTTCTTGCCGGCAGGGCCGATGAAAAGAAAGTAACGCTCAATCTCGCTCACTGGCCCTTGGCCCAGGTTGAGATTGTCGACGGTGACTTGTCCGAGTGCCATGCAGTGCCTCGTTAGCGGGGTGAAGTTAGGATTTGTTGCATCACCTGGTTAATCAGGAGATTGGTTTCGCGTTCGGTTTCGGCGCCGATGAACTGGCGTTTCGGGAGCGTGATTTCCCAGCTTTGCGCGCCCGATGACTCGCTGCGCTGGTCGTCCAGGATGCGGATCAGCAAGCCCGCCTTGGCGTAATTCACATGCTCTTGAATCCACGCCACCGACGGCCTGGTCAGGCTCTTTTTGCCCGCCTGGCGCACACGAAAGCCCAACCGGCGCAGACGTTTGGCCTGTTTCTCGGTGGCAGCCAGGCCAGGCGGGGTTTTGTTCCAGCGGCGCATCTGCGCGGCGGTGCGTCGCTCGCTGACGCCGTAGTGCTGCTGGGCGGCGACCCATCGGGTCAGGGCGTTTTTCCAGCCTAATTCCGCTTCATCAGCGGTCAGCCGGGTGACCACCATCAGCTTGGCCAAGCCGGCTTCCATCTTCTTTTTGCCCTTGCCTTCGCCCTGGCGCGGGGCGAACGCCGAGCCGTCCAGGTTCTGCTGGGCGCGCTGACGCTTGCGGCTCATCGTCCGCACACGCTTGGTCACCTGGTTCAGCAGTCGCCGGCGCAGTTGCGGCGGCAGGCTCAGCAACGCCAGTTGCTCGCGCACGCCCAAGCGCCCGCGCACGTCGAGTTCGAACGTGCTACGCCCCGCCATTGGTGGCCACCTCGCCGCGCTCAGCGATCCACAGATCGAACGGAACAAATGCCCAGGTCTTGCCAAAGGCCTGGATCTCGCCGTCCGGATCTTCGGAGAGGTACTGCGGCTCGACGAATTCCAGCGTGACTTCCACGTCGAACAGATCGGCGTCGACCGGCTCCACGGCGAATTCCGGCGCCGGCAGCTCGTGGCGGTCGCAATCAGCGTCGTGGTTCTCCAGCCAACTGCCGACCAAGGCCATCATGCGGGCCGGATGATCGGCGAAGCGCTCCATGACAATCACGGCGCGATAGTGCATGTCGGCAAAGTGCATGCCGTCGACGTCGGGTTTCCAGATCAGCGAAAGCTTGACCTGCTCCGTCCAGCTGTCGAGCTGTTCAGGCTCGACCAGGCGGCGTTCGAGTAGGTAGGCAGTCAATCCCTGCAGCTTGGTCATAGCAGTGCCGCCGTGATGCGGCCACGGCCCTGCAGAGCGCGCACCGCCTGTTGGCTGAACGCCAGAAACGTGTCTTCACGCTCCGGCGCTTCCTTGCCGGTGTTCTCGGCGCTCTCGCGGCGGGTCACGGTCGCGAACTGCTGCAGGGCGCTGGCCTTGGCGCGGCAATACACGGCGCGCTTGTACAGC